TGTGCTCTTCCGATCTCATCCGCGAACTCTTCAACATCAACGCCACCCTCAAGGGCACGACAAAAAGTTAGATCCGCAGTTGTAGAAACGATACCCATACCGTCAGTATCTGCTTGAATAGGATTGCCAGCGGAAATATTACCACCGATTTTCAACATAGACTCGCCCTGAATAACAACACGACCGTGAACTACATCAGAAGAACCATCTAGACCAACATCGAAAAGAATGCCAGGAACATAGGTCCCAGCGGTATCGGCCAAAAGGACCGAACCGTCAGTAGCGCCGATCTTTACTATGTGCCATTGCTTCGCGCTGAGATCTTCAGAGATGGAAAAGCTCGAAAGCGCCGCCTCTTGGATATTAGCTGTAAAAGCCATTATTTACTCCAGTTTATTTTTGTTCTTGTGCAGTTACTTCATTTTCATAATCTGACATAAGCTTTGCATCTGTGCTTTTAATCAGGTCATAAGCTTTAGTGTAACTGATTGATTTTTCTGCTCGCAACGCATCAATTTTAGCTTCGAAACGTTGGATAGCATCGCCTGTAGCATCGCCTTCATTAAACGAGCTGCCTGCATCACCGAGAAGAATTTTATATTGTGGGTCGCCTGCAACAACAATTGCCTTTTGCGAGTCGTAAGCCTCACGGCCTTTTTCGTCATACGTAGCCATCAGCAGGTCCGCCATAGCCTTAGTTGTATAACCTTCTCTGGACAATTCTTTGATTTCAGCTTCAAATTCTTTTCTTTCGTTTTTCTTTGCTTGGATCTTTAAAATCTCTTGATCTGCTTTCAATGCATCGATTTGGCCGTTGGCCTGTGTCAATAGCATTTTAGTTTCAGCGTCAATAATAGAGCCTTTTAGCTCAATTTGTTTCTTAGCTTCGACCAATTCAGCTTGTAATGTTTCAACAATAGCCGAATTGGCGATAATAACTTTCAATGCTGCCATGACTTGAGCGTCTGAGTCTACACCCAATAATGTTTTAATTTCGTTGAGCATAGCATGCTCTCCTGTTTTTTGATTTGGTAAATTTATATAATTGAACTTCTCTATTCCTGCCACATTCCAAAGAGCCGCCATTTTTAGCTCGCCATCTATAAAGCCCATACCCTTAGCGTCATCCAATGCAAGCCAAGTTTCCGCGTCCATCATTTCAATGATCTTGTCTTTTTCTAGATGACTGCGTGCGATGTAAATATCAGCCAACACATCTTGCAGATTGTCAAGATTATCGCCCGCCTTTTTCATATCCTTTGACCCACCGAACGCCGCTGTTGACGGGTTGTGAATCATCAATTGAGCAGTCTTAGCCATCAAAGATTCATTCCCGGCCATCGCGATAATAGATGCAGCAGAAGCCGCCAACCCTAAGACCTCAATCCGAACATGCCCGGTATAAGCTTTCAAAAGATTGTACATTCCCACCCCCTCAAAGGCATTTCCACCTGGAGAGTTAATCTTGATGATGACGTCCTCACCGTTTGCAGCGCTAAGAAAATCACCCATTGCTTTAAAGTCGGTGCCCTCTTCGCCAATAACGCCAGAGACCAAAAACTCTGATATAGTCAAGTCTACAACTTTCATCAAAAAAACTCCCTTAAATAGAAAAAGCCCGATCCGTCAATTAAGACGAAACGGGCTCGCAATGCATAACATGCTCATGTTATGGGTTGACAAACAATATCTCTTTAAATCACTCGCATCATATTAGAAGGTCCTTGAGACAAAAGCAAGTTATTTTTAAACTGCCCTTTCTCTATGCCGTGGACTTGATGGCAACCTGGGCAAACTATATACCCTTCACTTACATAGACTCGGATCGGCCTACGGAAATTTCTCACGCTAGCATTTACGTTTATTAACTCGCCTTCAAGAGAAAAAGCGATCTGCCTTCCGCATTTACAGCGGATCTTTTTAGATTGTTCCATTAAATTTTTTCTCCCATTTTTACCCCCCTGACAAACATTGCAAAATATTCATCCATCGTCGTAACAATTTCATGTTTTGCCACATCCATTGATGCCCTATCCTTTACCTTATGTTTATCAACCCACCCCTTTTTGTGAGGCTTGCACAGTCCACACGCAGATTTCTTGCTTCTATATTTGGCCATTGCACGTTCCTCCAAAGAACCCCAACTCTTTAGCATCTTCATTATGCTGTTTAAAGTCTATGTTTGGATACTTCTTCGCATGAGCCCTGAAAAGGTATCTTGCTTTTGCCCTGATTTTTCTTTTTCTGGATATTTTCTTAGCTGTGGCATTTACAGATGGATAGTATTTCATTTATTCCTCCGGTTCGATAAAGTTAATGCCTCTGCATAGATCTTTTCCAAGACAATTTGCATACACGCCATTGGCAACCAATTGGAATTCTGAGCTGTTCATCTTGAAACTGGTCCCGTCAATCTCCGCACAGGGCCCGCATATACTTTCATCAAGGACTTCAGACCTGAATACCGTCGGGTTTCCTTCCGCTTGCAGGATCTCGCTATTCCGACCAAGCCCTAAAGACTCATTCAGTATCCCGCCAAGCTCCGTTATAATCTTGGAACTGCTCACCCGGTTAATTGCACTTCTCAATGCAGACTCAGAAAACTCATCCGCCTTGAACATCGAGACAACCGAGTTCTTCCACTCTGACAGGATCTTATCATAAAAGCTTGTCACCTTCAGTTTAACCGTTTGTCGGATAGACTTCTTGGCTTCCTTTTGATCGTCGGCTATTGGGCCGTTGAGAATAAGAGAACCATAATTAACAAGGTCCTTCCTTAAGGTCTCTTTCCTAACCTGCTTAACCCCATCGTCAAACAATTCCCTTGCAATAAACTCCGTTTCCTTCCTAAGATCCGCTTGACCTGGAGGGGTCACCTTGGCCAGCTTCCTTGTCAGCTCTCCGATATCTGAAGCCGCCCTAAATGCCGCCCTGGCTTCTTTGACCAATTCGTTTTCCATCTCTTCGAAGATCTCATCAGCGCTTTTTCTAAGTCTCTCATGCCCAGCATTCAAACCCTCAGCAATATTGGTTATGTCCATCGCCCGAGACTCCATCGTCAAGAACTCAGCCGATACATGCCGGGCATGTATCTGTACCGCTTCGCCTTTACGCCAAGCCTTGCCTGTATTGTTTTTAATTAGGAGCATGCCCGTAGCATTTGCATCTGAAGGAGCAACAACTACCTTCTCTCTATCCGGTGCTACTGGCACTACCTTCTCTTCGATCTCTTCCATGTCGAACGTACCGCGAAGCTGATTCTCAAGCTCTAGATCTGCCGATATTGCCCCACTATTGACCAGATCCGGTATCTTATCAAGGTTCTCTTCAAGCTTGCTGATTGTCTTGGGCCGTGAAACCATACGAGGATACTGGTCGATATTGGCGAAGTTCAAATCAACCAACTGCTTAATGTGCGACATCTTCTCACTACCATCGCTCCACTCATCAGCAATGTGCTTGCCTACTGCCGATATCGCATCATAAAACGATTCTTTGGTGTTGCTCGAAAGCGCCAAAGAGCCCACCCCGTCAGTTCCAAGAGACATGAAGTCGCGAAGCAAGTTCTTGTTGATCTCAGTGTCATGATATTTTACAGATTCAATCGTGGACGTATCGCCCTTTCTTTCCAAGATATCTATTTCATAGTCTTTTTCACTATAGTGAATATATCCTTTTTCGTGTCCAGTCATGCCCCGCAATATAGATTTTAGCTGACCGCCATCGTCGCCGCTCTTTTTGTTTTTCCCTCTAGGGATACCGATACCCCATTTCTCATGCTTGGCCGCGTCGATCTTTATCAAAAGATTCTTGATCTTATATGAACGATAGGCAGACCTGAGTATTGACCGGCCTTGGTAGTTCTGCCCAAGCTGATCGTTAGTGATCAAGAATATATTCGGTCTCTGTATTTTGAATTCTGTAACATCGCCACCATTTTGACCCCAATCACTAGCCAACTGCTTGATGTGCCCTAAGTCCCCATCCACATCAGGGAAGAATCCTTCAATTGTAGCTTGCTTACGATATCCAAAAGATGCCAACCTCCACTTACCATCTGGGCAGATCTCATATCGTTTTGCCATAACGCAATGGCCATAATCCAGGTAAGTCAATGTTTCCCTGAGTGCCTTATGCCATGAGAAATGCGAAGAGAATAGATTCTCTTTAACGAAATCGGCTATCTCAATGTCAATCGGTTGATCACTTGCAGGCACAATGTCAAAACTCCCGGCTAGAATCGGCAACTTGTAGCTCATCAGGCTTGCACGCACAAGAGGGTCGACCCGTATCATCTCATCAACATTCTTGGCAATGTTATCGTCCTGCCATTCGACGTTATGATCTTCGTTCGTTATGAACCCGCCGTAGATCTCCGTGCCCGAAACGCCTTGATCTTCCCGTATCCATCTACGCTCGGTGCCTGTTATGCTCTGCGCCTTCTCAATTATAGCCTGGATGATATTCATGTGCTTTCCTTAGTTCTCTCACCGATCAGTATTAGTTATTTTTCTATTGGCGTAATCAAAACCCAAAGCAGATCTAAATTCACATCGCCAACACTACCAGGAAAACTAACTTGAAGATCGTTCCCAGCACCTACCTCAAGTGTCAGCCAATTATGGTTATTGACTTCAAAAGACCAATCTCCACGCGTAAGCAACGGATTAGTCCTTTGGTCAAAATCCCAACATCTAACGATCATCTCTATCTTATAAACTCCATCATCCCACGGTAACCGTAAAACGGTGTCCCCTGATATTCTAATAAAAGATAAATCATCCCCGGTTTGTGGCAATAAAACAGCATTATTAGTGCTGACAATATACTCGTTAAAGAAATCTTGCGCTGAAATAATAGACTTAACCGGCCCAACTGGGGACTTTGAACTACATCCAGAAAGAAAAACAAACAAAGCCCAAGTAATAATACATGTTTTCATGTTGCAACCCTTTCAAATATCATTAAGCTGTTCTTGAATTATATGGATAGTATTGCACATTTCAAAATTCCGTACCCATTATTGACGACCTGTCGTAGCCTTGTGAGGCTTCAGGCTCAAACGTCTCATTCTTAGCATTATTATTCTCTAAGTCAATACTTTTCTGTATTATACCCGCCCCACCAACGATTGAGTAGCGCCATTCATCCGCCACGTGATCAATCGGCCCCTTCTTGATATCTTCGCTACCCTCTTGCTTATGCATCTGCCCAGGTATGTACTCTTCAAACTTCGGATTATAGCCAAGGAAGTATTTGAACCCCGGCTGTCTTCCCTCTTCATATCCAAGTATTTGCCGACAAGTTCTCCATCCTGGCACCCGATCATTATTGGCAGCCATCAAGTTAAAACCATAGCTCTCGAATACTTCCCATGCTGATTCGGCTATTTGATAATCGCTTATGCGTCTCTTGGTATTCATAGATGGATCCGCGTAGGTGTAGATCTGGCTGATATCTATTTGGGCAAACCCCGTTGCGTTCCACTCATCAATTGCCTTTAGGATGCCCTTAGCGTGCGTTTCAGCCGTTGGGGTTCTATCAAAGTCTTCCTCTGCCATATAATACTCAAAGAGTCGAATAACTTGATTAGTATGGCTGTCCTTGGTGTATACGGCAAATGCCGTGGCGTTCACTTCGCCATAGTCCATCCCGGCCCACAACTCCCAGACTGTAGGGATCTTGTAAGGCAGCATGCCATGGATCATCGGGGAAAAAGAGCTGAAGAACTGACCAGAGAAAACAGACCAATCACCATACAACCAAGCCCTAGCCAACACCTTGTCTTTCATACCCGCCATACCCCTAGCATAATCTGGATCGAGCCTCATAAGCTCAGGATTGTCGGCCATGGTAGAGAATACAAACTGCCTTGTCCTGCCATTCTCACCAACGAATATCTTGTTTTCGTATGGAGGCTTGCCTTGAATTCTCCATCTCTTCGATATCCACATATGACCAGCACCACCAGGGTTGCAATTTCCCATAAACTGAGACTTAAGACCTGGAGTCGTTGACCTGCAAGACATCAATACCTTTTCATAAGCACCTTCAAGCTCAATCAGCTGCAACTCTTCAATCAAGATTCTGTGATAGTTTCCCCCGAGCGCCTTATCGACTGACTTCTGGTCTCTCAAGTGACCAGTAAAGATAACAGGGCCATTCGGAAACTTAACCGTTGCCGGTACGCCCGACACAACCCCCCCCATAGGTGCATAAAACTTTGTCGCCCTTCTTAACCATGCCTTGAGATCGTCGTACGTGTTCCTAAGCACAAGCGCCGTATATTCAGGAAAGTCCCTAACGGGCAAAGCGAGCCACGCCAAGGCGCTCTCGCTTTTTGTACCACCCCGAGCTCCACCGCATAGGACCTCAAAGGCTGTGGCTGATATCATATCAACTTGTTTCTGAGATATTGGCTTCCAGTCTTTAGCCATATTAATGCCAGTGTTATGTGAATTATTTATCGGATTCTGCATCATTATAACAAGCACTCAACAACTTCTGCCTCTTATGGATATCTGTCACGCTATCACTTGAAGGCCTGTTAATAAAAGCCAACCGTTTCGATGAAGCAATAGGAGCAAAAGAGAAACACAGGTCAGTATAGTTTCGTAAATGTCCTTCGGCATCTTCAGTCGCAAGGTTTGCAGTAATAGCCTTTTCTCTAGACAACTTCAACCAACCTTCAAAGGCCAGCTTATCATTCAATCCATCAAATTCAAAATACGCATGATGGTCATTATCAATCACTAGTTTTATCATCGCTCAATCCCGATGCTAATTAGATCAATCGTACAGGGGTACTCGATAAATTCCGTGTCTATCCAGAATTTTTTACTCATTCTTGTCTCACTTCGTTTTATCCCACCCGTGAGCACTTGATCCTTTTTGAGCGTAGATCCATCAACACCCATCTAGGCTTTGCTTCCCAAACCGGTTTTTTAGCCATTATTAATACCTCACATCGTATCTTTTGTTATTGTCACCGCGCCCCCGTGACTCCATCCAGAATTTCACATGTATTCGATACCTCTCCGTCCAAATATCAGAATCGAAAATCATGTCGTTATACGAAAACTCTCTGCTTAAAATCGTTCCGTCTTCAAGTCTTAGTTCTGCCATCAGTTTCAACTCCTTAAATTCATCTAGGCATCTAGATTAAAGAAAAAAAGCCAAACCTATCATTAAGATTACACACAAGGCCAACAAAGCGCACAGGGTCATGAATGATCTCATCATATTTACAACCTCACCTTTCCTTAAGCTGCGGAACAAACAACTCCTCAAGCTCCATTATATGTAAATTTAGTTTTGCGATCTGATCCCTGTACTCACGCACAATAAATACATGGATGACGAGCATAGCTAAAATGCAACCGCCAAGCAGTATTGCTACCCAAGTTGATACATCTAAATCCATTATCGACACTCCATTCTTTTTATCCCGATGGTGAGCAATTGATACTTTTTGAGGCTACGGTTTTATTATTCATTATCGTCACCTTCCGTCAGTTCTTTTGGGGTCACCCCTATTTGAGCTAAGTCTGCTTTAGGCAAATAGATAACTCCCATAATGCCGTCTTTTGGTGGAATGAGGTTCAAATTGGTATCACTCTTCATGCCGTGAAAGTTCTTTGCAACAAATTGAGCTATACCTGAATTGTACATATTATCCAAGGCACCATTCAATAGAACATCAAGGCACTTTTCACCTGCCTTTTTAAGCATGTAGGAAAATTCATCTTTCTTACCGTAGTCATAAATAGTATCTCTACTACAATCTAACGCTAAAGAAAGACCGACGATAGTTGGCGCTTTGGGTCTATTTACTTGGACAACGGTTCCTGCGGTTGCCTCATCTACCATTCTTTCTTCGCAGGCCTTAAAGTACTTATCAATGAGAATTTGCAGATCTTCAGGGTTCTCCCAGAGCCTAGGCCTACCTACTGGTCTTGTTGTTCCGTTTTTATTGCTCATTACTTACCTCTCACTTTCGCTATTTGCCACATCAGATTTTTTTCATTTTCAAAAGTGAACGCGCCAGCAGGCCGATTAGATTCAGCCCATCTGTAAAGCCCATACCCGACCCACCACAAAAACCGCTTCCATAAGCAATAGATATATATTCTCATTACTTAACCCTTATCCAATGATAAGCTGTATCT